GTTTTCCCCGGGAAAACGGCACCCAAAAAAATCTTTTCAAGCCCACTTGCATAACCTACCGATGTCGGTAGAATACGGCCATGCGAGCAAGTGAGACTCGCGGACACGAAGTGGAGACGAAACGATGAACGCAATCACCAGCACTTACGAAGTTCGCAACCTTGGGGCCGATGCCTGGCGTCCCGCCACAGAGCAAGAGATTGAAGTGGCTCTGAAGAGCAGCCGGTACGAAGAATGGGACGGCTGCCGGATGACCGGCAACTGGACGACCAACTTGGGTATGGGCCGTGACGTTCGGCAGTTTCGCTGCACCGTGTCGCGATAAAACGCATCTTGTCCCGTCGGCACTCAGGCCGGCGGGCACAACGGCCAAGGAGGGCCACACCATGACACGCCACTGGAACCACGCCATGCAGTCGCTCGTCCTGATCCGCCTCGGCCAAGAGCTCGGCACCGACTCGCCGGCTGCTCGAGCCCTGCACGACCTTCTGGAGTTTCTGACCGCCTTGCCATGGAAGATCGTTGGTTGACCTATCCTACCGACGAAGCTACCATGCTGCCGACGACGATAGCCTCGCACTGGAATGTTGGTACAGCATCTTGCCTCGGTAGTGAACGCCCGTACACTACCCCACCCAAGGAGATCGCCCCCATGATCGTGAACCCCAGCAGCCCGCACGAAAACGAGTACCTCGCCGCCATCGCCGGCCTTGGCGAGCAGACGCAGAGCCCCGCAGCGAAGCCCACGTACGCCGTCGGCGACTTCGTCAGCGGCCTGTCCGGTGGCAAGCGGTGGTCTGGCCGCATCGAGTGGACGGACGGCGACCGACTCACGCTCGACGTGGGCGGCGGCTGGCTCGCCGTGTCGGCCCGGGACGTAACGCACTGACCGAAGAAAGGACCGTCGCCTGGTGGAACCGGACGGCGGAAGGAGTGCGGCGGAGCCGCAGCGGCATGGATGCACGAACGAGCCGGTGAGCAGGACGCAAGCCGGTATTTCACAAGGACATTCGCAGTTTGCGAATCACGAAAGGACGCAGAGATGAGCACGGAACTGAGCACCAGCACTACGCCAACGAGGGGGCTGGCCCTCGCAACTTTCGACGACGCCTTCCGTTTCGCAAAGATGGTGGCGGCCAGCGACTTCGCCCCGAAGGACTTTCGTGGCAAGCCGGAGTCCTGCCTGCTGGCCATTCAGCACGGCAGCGAGATCGGCCTGAGCCCGATGCAGAGCCTGCAGAACATCGCCTGCATCAACGGGCGGCCAGCGATCTGGGGTGACGCCGCCCTGGCCGTTGCCATGGCAAGCCCGGTCTGCGAGTACGTCCGAGAGCAGATCGAGGGCGACGGCGAGGCCATGGTGGCCACCTGTGAGGCCAAGCGGCGGGGCTACGAGAAGCCGACCGTGGCCCGGTTCAGCGTCGTGGACGCAAAGAAGGCCGGGCTGTGGGGCAAGAGCGGCCCGTGGACGCAGTACCCACGCCGGATGCTGCAGCTGCGTGCCCGAGGCTTCGCCCTGCGGGATGCGTTCCCCGACGTGCTCAAGGGGCTGGTGACGGCCGAGGAGGCACAGGACTATCCGGCCAACGAACCGGCCAAAGAAGCGGCCAAACCGGCCACGCCCAGCGTGGTGAAGGTGACGGCTGCGGCCCCGGTCGTGCCCGAGGATCCCATGGGCAAGGCCCGCCTGGCGGTCAGCCGGGCCACGACGTTCGAGATGCTTGATGCCATCCGCACGCTGGTGGACAAGCGGCACGCCGAGGGCATCTTCAGCGAGGCCGACAAGCAGGAGCTCGTGGCCCTGATTCACCACCGGGCCGAAATGCTGATCGGCTCCGAGGACACCGGCACGGAGTTCACGCACGAGGCCGCCGAGCACGAGGTGGCATCGTGAGAAGCGGATACGACCCCAACATCGCCAAGTCGCACGAGCCGCTGACGATCACGGCGTACGACATCGCCGGGTTCCTCGAGCGGTGCAACCGGCCCCGGGCCGCGGCGTACGTGGACGAGCTCGGCGGCAACTACGACCGGGCCCTCAAGACGATTAACGAACTGCGGACGCAACTGAACGAGGTGCTGCTGCGGCTGCACAAGTACGAGCCGCCGAAAGGCCCGAAGTTTGGCGAGCCGCCACACAGCAACCGGAGCCGGTGCGAATAACGCCAGGCCCGTGGCGTGAACCGGCCTCGACAGCCGGCGGGCAGGGTTGCGGTGAATCCCTTTGTAATCGCCGCAGCGTCGGATTGGCTTGCACTCCATACCCAAGGCCGACGCCGGGTGCCCCACGAGACGGGGCCAAAACACAAAGGATTGTGAGATGGCCAGTTGCATAACGAGCCGATTTTGGCCGCCGCTGCCAAGGATGCGTCATGGCGTGAAAGTGATCTGGATCATCGGCGCTCACGGCTTCTGGGTGCCACGTCTAGTGGCATCAGACGAATGGGTTTCTCCGTGGTACGGATCGCGCAATGACTACAGGGCGCTCGTCAGGCTCGGAGCTTTTGGAACTCAGGAAAACGACTTGACGACTGTGCCACGGTAGGCACGGGTTCAGAACACCACGCAGGGAGGCAGTGACATGCCGCAGGTTTACGAAGACATCATCGTTGACGCTGAGTTTTCCGCACTGATTCCGCCGCTGTCGGCCGAAGAGCGTCAGCAGCTGGAAGAGAACATCACCGAGCACGGCGGTGCTCGAGACCCGCTCGTGGTCTGGGCCAGCAAGGGAACGCTCACGCTTCTCGACGGTCACAACCGCTACGAGATTTGCACCCGGCTGGGGCTGCCGTTTGACATCCACGAGATGCGGTTTGAGAGCAGAGATGAAGCCGCAGACTGGATGGACAACAACCAGCTCGGCCGACGAAACCTTTCACCAGACGCATTCACGCACATCCTTGGTCGAACATACAAGCGACGAAAGCGCAAGGAAGGTCGGCCGAGAAAACTGGGTCAAAATGATCTAGTTTGTTCAACTGCTGAATCTCTCGCAAAGCGACACGGTGTAAGCCCGGCTACGGTAAAGCGTGCGGAAAAGTTTTACGACGAGGTCGAAAAAACGCCTGAACTGAAAAAGGCCGTTGAAGAAGGTCGCCCAGTCCTGAGAGTAAAACGCGAGCTAAAGGAACAGGCCCGCGAGGCCCGCCGCGAAGAAAACCGCCAAAAGATCGCCGCTGTACCTGAGCCAGAAAAGGCCGCCGCTTTTGCCGAGGCGAAGTACGCCACCATCGTCATCGACCCGCCGTGGGACTGGGGCGACGAAGGCGACCAAGACCAGCTTGGCCGCGCTCGCCCTGACTACAGCACGATGACAATCGAGCAGCTGGAGAAGCTCGACGTTGGCGGCCTGGCCGACGACGACTGCCATATCTACCTGTGGATCACAAACCGCTCGCTACCGAAGGGGTTCCGCCTGCTTGAGGCGTGGGGCTTTCGGTACATCACGGCGATCACATGGGTCAAGCCGCACTTCGGCATGGGCAACTACTTTCGCGGCCAGACCGAGCACGTCCTCTTCGGCGTAAAAGGCAGCCAGCCGCTGAAGCGTAAGGACGTTGGCACCGTGTTTGAGGCCGATCGCGGCCCAGCCGGGCACAGCAGTAAGCCGCCTGCATTTCTCGAACTTGTCGAGTCATGCAGCCCAGGCCCGTTTTTGGAAATGTTTTCGCGGTCGTCTCGGCCTGGCTGGGTCGCTTGGGGGGAGAACACTAATGCCTCCAAATGAATACGACTTCGGCCAGCAGCTTCTGATGTCATCTGGTCACGCGGCGTCTGTTGATGTCCGAGACGTGCTTCTGTCGGCCATTCCAGGCGCGTTGGACGCACACCCAGCGGCCAGAGAGAACGACCGCCTTGGCGTTGATTGGTGGGTTGAGATGACCAACGCCAAGCACTTGGCAGTTGATGCCAAGGTGCGTGAGGAAGACTGGGCCGCGACCCATCCCGACGAGGACGACCTCGCGCTTGAAACGTGGTCGGTTGTCGAGAAGGGCATCGTCGGCTGGACGCGCGATACGAACAAGCGGTGCGACTACGTTCTTTGGCTGTGGAAGGAGACGGGCCGCTACTGCCTTATTCCGTTCCCAATGCTCTGCGGCGTGTTCACTGAACACTGGGAATCGTGGCGTGATGAATACAAGGTCAGCACGCAGCGCACCCGCATGAACGGCAGCGAGTACCACAGCGAGTGCGTCTTTGTTCCACGCCGTGAAGTGTGGGCACGGATCTACGAAACCTTTGGCGGCAGCATGAAGCTGCAAAAGGCTGGTGCCTGATGGCCGGTGAATGGATTCCCCTTGACTGCAACCTGGGCACCAAGCCCGAGGTGCTCGAGCTGGTGGACGACACCGGGCTGCCGGTTGAGGCAGTCTGCTGGCGTCTCATCCAGTTGTGGTCATGGGCTGCCCTCAACTCGTCGGACGGCACGATCAGGGCAACGCCCAGGCGTGTCGCTGCCGTGGCGGGAGGTGACGAAGCGTTTTGGCTCGCTGTTGAGCGAGTCGGCTGGGTGACGTTTTTGAACGGCACCATCGTCATCGAGGGCTGGGAGAAGCGGTTTTCGCAGGCTGCCAAGGCCCGTGCAATGCACGCTAGGCGGCAGGATTCCTACCGGTGGCGCTCGCGTGACGGTGGACCGTCACAGGGTGGTGACGGTGCGGAGTCACTACAGGAGAAGACAGGACAGGAGAGGAAAGAAGAAGAAATACAACCGGCTGCGCCGGTTCCGACGAGCAAGCCTGCGGCTCGCTCGCCGGCGAAGCCGAAGGTGGCGTGGACGGCTGAAGCCGGGTGGACAGGCATCACGGACGAAGACCGCCGGGAGTGGGCCGAGGCGTACCCAGGTGCTGTGCTCGCCCAGGAGCTCGCCAAGGCCACGGCCTGGCTGAAGGCGAACCCGAGCCGGGCGGGCCGCCGCAACTGGCGTGCGTTCGTCGTGCGTTGGCTGTCGAAGTGCCAGGACAAGGGCGGCACCAACCGGGAGACCGGCAAGCGTCCCGAGGACGTGGAGCGAAAGGCGGCCCTGGATCGCAAGGCTGCCGAGTTCGCACGCATGGCACCAGCCCCGTACCGGCGGCCAGCCGAGGCCGCCGCGCTTGCATCGACTCTGAAACTCAAGGAGGAGGATCTATGACGCAGACAGCCAAGGAGCGGCTTACCGCTCGCCAGCAGGAAGTGCTGGACTTCATCCGGGCCAATATGGCCTTGTACAGCCCGACGTGCAGGCAGATCGCCTCGGCCATCGGGGCGAAGTCTCCCCACGCCGCCACGGTGCATCTCGACGCCCTGGAGCGAAAGGGCTTCATCCGCCGTGTGAAGGGCAAGCCCCGCAACATCGAGGTGGTGTCATGAGCATGCGTCCGCACGAGATCGTCGCCAGCCTGCGGATCTACGCCGATGCGATGGCGCAGGCCGCCGTGACTAAGGCCAGCGATACAGCCAGCCGGGCCCGCCTCAACTTCGGGGCGTCTCTGCTCTTGGAGACTGCCGACCTGGTGCTGCAGCTGCAGACTCGGCTCGTGAAGCAGGCCGTGGCCTACGAGCACGGCGAGGCGGCCAGCCAGGCGAAGTGGCCGCTGCTCGAGGACGACGACACCGATGCGGGGGCCGCACTGTGAGCATCACCGATTGGGTCTGGATCTCTGTTGGGCAGTTTTCGCTCGCTGCGACGTTCGCACTGGGCATTCTGGTTGGTGTGTCTCTGACGCGAAAGGATTCGACGCATGGCGACGGCAACGAAGGAACGGGCGGGGCTGACGATAGGAGCCGGCACGCTGCTGGCAGCACTCAGTGACGTGACCAGGGCTGTGAGCTCGCGGGGCCCCAAGCCCATCCTGCGGAACGTCCGCATCGGGGACGGGCTCATCACCGGGACAGACTTGGAGATCCGCATCGACCGTGAGATCGGCGAGCAGTGCGAGCCGATGCTGCTGCCGGCCGACAGGCTTACGGCCATCCTGCGGGCCTGCCGGCACGACGACGACGTGACGCTCACGCCGAAGGGCAGCACCGTCACGATCCGCTGCGGCCGTGGTAAGTGGGACTTGCCAACCGAGGACGTGGCCGAGTACCCGACGTGGGAGCCGGTGGACGCCACGCCCGTGTGCCGCCTGCCTGCGGATCAGTTCGTGCGGGCCATCAGGGCCGTGTCGTACGCCACGGACAGCGAGTCCAGCCGCTACGCCCTGGGTGCGGTGCTCATCGACGTGACGGGCGGGGATCCGACGTTCGTTGGCACTGACGGCCGGCGGCTGTCGGCGGTGGAGACCGAGACTGACCAGGCGGTGGACGACTCCACCACGCTCGTGCCGGCCGCTGCGGCTCGCATCGCTGCCACGCTCAGCGAACGCAGCGAGGGCTCGGTGCAGATCGAGGCGACCAAGTCGGACGTGGTGTTCACGTTTGACGGCGGCGTGCTCACGGCTCGCATCGTGGACGGCCGGTTCCCACGGTGGCGTGACGTGTTCCCCGAGGCCAGCACTGAGCCGCACGTCGTCGAGCGCGAGGAGCTGCTGTCGGCGACCAGGGCTGCGGCCGTGGTGGCCAGCGAGCAGAGCAAGGGCGTTACGTACGACTTCGGCGAGACGCTGACGCTTACGGCCCGCTCGAGCGAGTACGGCGAGAGCAAGGCGAAGTGCTCGGTGGTGCAGGCCGGGACGGCGTGCAAGGTGAAGCTGGACCCAGTTTTCGTGAGAGATTACTTGACAGGACTGCCCGCCGACGAGGAGCCGAACGTCTCGATACATGCGACCGGGCCTGCCGGTGCCGTCACGCTGTCGTGCGGGGAGTACCGTGGCGTCATCATGCCGCTGGCGGAGGACGCCTGATGGCACACCGCATCGACTACACCGAGATGAAGCGGCTGCGGGACAGCGGCCTAAGAAACGCCGAGATTGCATCTCGCCTGGGGTGCAGCGAGGCCAGCGTCATCGTTGCGATCAGGCGGTTCGGCTGGCCCAAGCGTGAGCAGGGCCAGAGCCGGATGGTCAACGTGCTCCTGCTGCACCAGTTGTGGGCTCAGGGCCTGTCGGCGGGCGAGATTGGCCGACGCATGGGCGTCTGCACGACCACGGTGTCCAAGTGGGCCCAGCGGTACAAGCTACCCGCCAGGCCGCCACAGGTGACGCTAGAGTCTGAGGCACCGTCTCGGGAGGACGAGGTTGCATCGCAGGGCGGCTTGGCACTGTCGCCCTGGGTGGCAAAGCGTGCTCGAGAGTGTCGAGAGCGGCACTATGCCGAGCGACGTGGCGAGACGGACGAGACGACGCTGCAGTGGCGTCGAGGAGGTGCCGCATGAGCGAGCTCATGACGCTCGTGGACGCGATGCCGCCGGATGCTTTCCTTGCGGCGGTTGTCATCATGTGGGTGGCGGTGGAGTACTTCGCATGAGCGACTACCAGGTAATCAAGCAGCTGCACCACGAGCTCAAGGAGCTCGCGGACGAGATCGAACGGCTGCGGCTCACCGATGAGGAGCGGGAAGTGCTCGGGCGCGTCGCAGACGATGCGGGCTACCGGCAGCTCGGGTGGACGGAGCGGGTGGTGCGGGGATTGCTGGAACGGTTGAAGTGAACGACAAGGATCAGGAGCATCGCATGAGCGACGAAACTACACCGCAGGAATCGGCAGCGATGTCTCCTGCATCCGCTGGTTATGCGGTTGGCGATGTGATGGCCTTTCAGTGCGGGTTGCGTGGCGAATCATGGGAACTGCACAAAATCACCCGCATTACCGAGAAGGGGCTGATGACTTGTGGCCCGTACCAGATAGACGCGCACCTGCGAGTCAGGGGGCGAACGGGCTATTCCGGGCCGATTTGCAGGGGGAGGCCGACGCCTGAAATCATGGCAGATGTTCAGCGGCAAAGGGCTATTGCCATTATCAAGGCGACGAACTGGAGCAGCGTGCCGCTGGACAACCTTTTGGGCGTGATAGCGGTACTGGAACAAGACGCATAACGACAAGGATCAGCGGCTCGCAGCCGCAGGAGGACGACATGATTTCAGACGTTGACGCGAGTCCGCTGCATCCGGTGGTTAGCCGTAAGTGGCGGCTGTCTCCCGCGTACATTTCGGTGCTACTGCACTGCCACTGTCACTGCGACGAAATCCCGAACAGGGGCGCTCCGGTGGTTGTCGATGCGCTGCGCGAGTTCATGGAGTATGGTCTGATAGTGAAGGGCGGTGTGTACCCGCATGGGTTCGAGACAACGCCGAAGGGCCGGGCTCTTGTTGAGATGCTTTGCAGCACGCCGCTCCCGGTTGCGATCAGCGGATTCCAAGACCCACGAACCGGTCATTGGATCGGCTAACACGCAGGATCAGGAGCATTGCATGAGTGATTCGACTACACCGCAAGACGACAAGGCTATGCCTCCTGCATCCGCTGGTTCTCACGGGTCGAACGGCCTTGTGGCTTACTACGTTCACGGAAGCGAGTACGACACCGGCTGCGAGTTTGCGTTCGTCACGCTTCTGCGGGAACACGCGGAAGCATCCGGCGGAAATGTTG